AGTCGGAGTATTCGTAGCAGCATTCCAAGTACCTAAATAAGTTACTACCGATGAAGGTAATTGAGATACAGGCACTTTACCACCACTATCTAGGGTTGCTACACCATTGGCAGCACCTAAAGGAACTGAACTTACAACACCTGAAGTACCTGTTAAAACACCTTCTAATGACCTTACTTTTGCACCTGAAGTTATTACTATTTGATTGCTCATTCTTTAATTTTTTCTATTGAAATAATGCTCTTACATATTCCCCACTATCCAACACTCTACTAAAAGTTAAAATACCTGTTGAACTAACCCACTTTACTTCTTCATTTATTGGTGTTCCTGATGTTAAAATATTTTGTACATCAATTCCACCTCTTGATACATAAAGACAAGTCTTGCCAATCATATCCGTAAATGTAATTGTTGTTTCGCCACCTGAAGCAGTATATCCTTTTGAGTAAACTGCTCCACCTGCAACAATAACAGTTCCGCTTGGGTTGATTGTCGTTCCTGTTGTTCCATAAGCACCTGTTCCTTGAAGTGAAACCGAATAAGTCGCTATATCCTTGTAAGGTGCGTTTATTTGTAAACTTGTTAAGTTACAATTACCACTAATAATCACTAACCCATCCACTCCATTGTCCACAACAAACTTCACTAAAATTGTAGTGCGGTTTTGTTGTTGTTGTAACAAAAAAAGATAACCATATCCATCTAATGTTATCAATCCATCGCAAGTAACTGTCCAAGTTGCTATGTCATTCTTAAATTCACGATACCAAGCCGATGTTTGACTTGTAACTTCCTTTTGGTCAACATTTACACTAAATGTGCAATTTGTTGAACACGAAAAAGGAATATCCCTCCCTTCAGGATAAGTTTCGGAAGGTGGCTCGTGATAATAGAGCATTATATTTTTACCAATTACATTTTCTGCCATAAGTCAAAATTAAGCATATATTTCTAGAATATAACCTGCTCCACTTATCTTGTAAGTATGAGAAGTTATATCATCATTCATTATTCGCCACCAAAGGTTTGCACCATTAAATCCTGTTATTAATAACTCATCCGTGTAATATCTATCCCCCACACTTGGTGCGCCTGTTGTGTTATTGTAAACCAAGAACGTTGTCAATGGAGCAGCAGCAGCAGCCTCACGTGTTGTGTAAGCGGTACTTCTTAAATGTCCATATCCTGTTGTTACTGGACTTAACGTATTTGTAAAATATCTAGTCGCTAAAGTCGTTTCAATATTTTCATTATTTATATCTAACAATGTACTTTGAATAGTATTGTTAAATAAATCAATTGTTGAATTTCCCAATATGTATTTTCTATCTTCTACGTTAATTTGCGCTGGGTCGGTGTCCGTTGCGGTTATTCTCATTCCCATACTAAATCTACCTTCGGATGTTTCCATCCCCATAAAAGTAGAATCAATATTTATAAGATTTTTATTTAATGCGTTTGAATATTGTTTAATTACTAACTCATTTAAACTTGAATAAATATTTGTTGGATATTCATAACGATACCAACTGCCTAAAGTATATCCTGTTGAATCGCATAAAAACCCTAAATAAGAATCAAATCCAGCTTTAGCATTGTTATAACCCATATTAAAATCAGGATTATAAACATATTCTTCGCTATCCGTTACATAGCTTTCAGTTAAAATAGCCGTATAATTAGGATTGAAACTAAATCTAAAGTTTTGTACTTGCGCTGCAACTTGTGTGTAAAATGGTTCAGCTACAACAGGAATAGGTGCTTGTCCTTGACCTAACCCAATTTGTATTGATAATGTTCCACTATAAGGCGCAGCAGGTAATGTAAAACTTGCGTTATTAGCTGGGTTACTAGAACTATAAGGTGCAAAAGCATATCCTTTATGTTGTTGCCACGCACCACCTGAATATGAAACCAAATCCCCAACTTCAAAGTTAAATGTACTTGTGCCAAATGAATGTACTCCTGCCACAGTTACAATATATGTATCATCTGTCGTTCCTGTTCCGTTTACCAATGATGGTGTATTATTAGCAGCGTTCCATCTACCTTTATAAACTTTATTATATTCTAAATACCATTGTTGGTCATTACCTAAATAATAAACAAAAGAATCCGTTGTTAAAATAACTTTAACATAAACAATTGCAATAGGGTCAGCAGCACCACCAATAGCCACACAATCAAAACTTAATGTAGCACTATCGCTTTGAGACAATGAAGGAACGTTATCAGGACTTATATAAGTTAAATGCGTACCTAATTGTAAAATATAAGCGTTTAAAGCACCTGTTGGGTAATTTTTAATCGTATAACTTCCACCTATTCCATATGTATATTCAGTCCAAGAACTTGCGTTATTTCCTGTGTATTTCTTTAGGTCAAAGTTTGTTATGTAATTATCCGAATAACTTATTGATTTACTAAATCTAATTTTGTTATATCCTTTTCTAAATAGTTTTATTTGGCTATTATCCGTAAAGTATAAACCGCTAGTATTCCCTGTATATCCTTGTATTTGACCTAAAAACGACCTTGTGCCACTACTTATAACTGTGTTCGTACTATCATATTCCGTATAATAAAATGAATTTTGAGCAAATTCATTTAATGCAACTATAAACCATTTGCCTTCAGCTTGAAATAATCTACATCCAAAACCATTTACAATATCGCTAATAATATCTAAACAATAACTTGTAACCTTTACATCATTTGTTGTTGTACTAACGTTTTTTTGGTCAACAAAATTGTGCAACTTTAAATATGATTGATTCAATGGTTCGTAATATGTCGCATCGCCTCTATCATTCATTGAAATTGAATAATAACTAACTCCACTAATCAAATTCAAATTATCAGGGAAATTAATCAAATCAAGACACGTTTGAATATAATTTAAACAACTTACTCTTTGATTCAATGTATAATCAACAGGCAAAGGATAATAAGCATTTTGCAATAAACCCAATCCATCAATAGCATTAAAATATATTGTTTTTCTACCTGTTGTAAAATTAAATTGTACATTATCACTTAAAGTCCATCCTTGCCATTCTAAATTGTCATCCGTAAATACTTTAACTAAATATTTTCTATCGTTTAAAGTAGTTAGGTTTGGCATATTTTCTTCATCATCCGTAACATCAATAGTCAAATTTAATTGACTTACAATTATAGGTTCAAACAAATCATCACTTTTTGGAAGATATTGTATTTGTAATGATACCGCTGGATACTCAATCAAATCGCCTTCGTAACCATCTTCTAATAAATAAACAGTTGAAATGGTATCTGACTTTGTTGCAACAGTTATTTTGTATTTATTTGCGTATGCCATTATTTACCCCTTCTTAAGTTTAAGTTTGTGTTTGCTCTTTGTGTTGCTAATACTAAATCACTTCCCTTTAATAAAAACTCGCCCAATAAATTACCGCTTCCAAATCCTATTCCACTATCCATAGCAGCAGCACCTAATGGAGTTGAACCAACACCCAAAGCAGTTAAAATAGCTTTAAATATTAACGCTTGTGCAACCATTTCAACTAATTGTATTATAATTCTCTTAAACGCATCTTCTAAAGCCTTACCTACATTATCGCCATTAACAAAAGCCTCAAATACGCTATTAAACCCACCAGCTACAACGCTTGTAAGTTCCCCAGCTATTTTTAATTGAGTATTTAATTGTTCTTGTGCTTTAGCAGCTTTATCGGCTTGTTCAGCATAATATTGACCATAAAAAGAAGGAACTTGACCGCCTAATTTTTCAGGCATTTTAGCACTTGTTTCTTGTAAAACAGGTGTTGCCGTTCTGCGTTCTGCTCTTGTTGGTCTTGTTAAATCTTTATATGCTTGTATGTAAGATTGTAATTCTTTATTCAAATTACTCACTTCGGTAGCTGCACTTCCTGCACCTGTTGCAGCTTTGCCAAAAATATTAGCTAAATTTAATTTAACTGTTTTATCAACATCATTATTTAATTCAGTTATTTGATTTCCTAAATCAGCAACATTTTTTTCGGCTTTATCTTTAGCGGTTTTAGCTAAATCAACCAAAGTATTATTATAAGCTCTTACACCTTCAGCTCCGTAAGCATATTGGTTAACTAAACCTGACTTACTTGTTTTACTTAAAACATTATTATAATTTTCGGTGCTTTTTGTTAATTCTTTTTGTGCTTCAGCTTGTTTAATTGTTAATTCAGCAATTCTATCAGTATATTTACTAATCATTGCTTGTTGAACTAATGCCTCCGTATATAATTTAACCGCTTCTGTTGCTTGTTTAACAGTTGTTATTGAATTAGCATAATTTTTATTTACCTTACCTAATTCATTTTTTACATATTGTAATGCTTGCGCTCTTTTATCATCTGCAACTGTAACATCACTTGCTATTTTTAAATAAGATTGTAATTGCAATCCGTGTGATAATGCTGAAGCCTTTGCGTTATTTAAACTTTCAGCAAACTTTTTTTCTTCTTCAGTTGCTTGTTTTGTTCCACTTATAAAAGCCGATATTTTCGGACCAAATGCAACAATAAT